TAGTAGAAGGCATAACTGGAGAAGCAACTGTGCCAGTGAGACTCAAGTCTGTAATTGTCTTTGTTATTCCATCAATAATAACAGTATTTCCTGTAGTTAATGTTGAACTTCTTGTTGCTGTTGTAGTATTTGATATAGTGTCTGTTGCACTATATCCCACCGTTACTGTTGTTCCATCGATTGTTACCTGGTCACCTTGTGTTGAACTAAATGCACCTGTTGTCGTTGCTACTGTTCCAGAGAATGTAACAGTTGTATTAGTGCCATTCTCGACTAATCCAGCATCGTTGTACACAACAAAACTTGCTTGTTCGCCCTCTGCCACTATTGAATTTGCAACTGTTCCAAGAATTGATATTCCGGTACTAGTTCCACCTGATGGAGTATAAGTGAAATTTGTCCCATCAATCGCAATGATATCACCAGAACTAAACACTGGATTACTGACTGAACCAATTGCTTCTACACCAGAGTTTGTATTAGTAGGAACAAATACACTATTCGTAGTCGTTGAATCTATCTCAACAGTTAGTGGCTCGAAATCTTCTTCAAACACCAAATATTCATGCACTGTGCTTCCACTTACAGTTTTAGATCCGTTAGTAGATAACAAATAATATCCTGCAATAATTGGATTTATTTCATCGGCAGATATCTTTAGATAAATTGGTTTAGCAATAGAAGAGGTGCTAATAGGAGAAGCAGTTCCGATATATAGTTGGTTATCTGATGTTTCACCTACATAACTTATTTCGGCTACTTCGCTGAGTCTTACCACGTCCCATTCTCTTTCTGCATCTGATTGTACCCATGCAGTATCTCCTTCATACAAAGATGTTGCTGTCAAAGATGTTAATGAATCATATGTACTTGTTATATAACTTACATCAGATTCGTTTACATATCCAGTTGTTTTAATTGCTATGTTACTTTTATTGACAACTGGTGTGAACTCTTTAGATATGTCTGTGTATTCTATTAAAAATGGGTCTTGAATCATATCACTTACTGTGACATCTTTTGTCATTGTGAATTTTGAGGACTTATGTCCATACTCACTTAGTTTGATTGCCCAAATATCAGAATGAGTTATATTTTCAAAATCGCCATTGTTGTTTACAATCTTATTAATGCTAGAAACAGTTGATTTGTGTGCCAAGAATCCTTTATAAAATTCCAATTGAGACTCACGTTCAATTCCATGATTTGTTAGATACGCTTTTGTAGTATATCCGTAATGATTTGATTTTAACTTATTAATAATAGATAGACCTTGGTCGACTAGGGTGTCTCTGTAGTGTTGAGTTTCAGCAATCATCGTATCAAAGTTTGGTATTAACTCATCGTTGTGTACGATGTAACCATCAACCGTCATAGTTCCATCCCAATCTATTGTTCGGTTGCAATCAATTTGCATTCTAAGATTTCTAGTATGTGAATGTGGGTCATATATGACATCTTCATAACTGTCAATTCTGTCAACTACGAATGCGTGTTCGACATCTCTTATGTCCATCTTCATTCCATAGATAGGAACATTACTTGTAAATGTTAAGGTGGAACCATCTGTGTGAAAGTTAACTTCAGAATTTGGTATAAGTCTACCAGACGAATCTACCATACGATAGTAGTTCTTAAAAGTTTCAGTTGCTACACTCGCCACACCGTAATCTGTCTTAAATCTACCACCTGTAAGTAACGGAGTAAGAGTAATGAAATCTCCAACTTTATTATTTTCTGATTGCCATTCTAAGAATTTGTATAATAAATTTTCCCAATCTACTTGCTCTCCAAATTCACTTGAATCTGTAAATTCCCAGCCCACTAAGTTAAGATAATGTTCATAGCCCATAATTAAATGTGCAACATCATCTACCGTATCTAATATATCTCCGTAATTATAATTCTTTAAAGTGTCATTTACTAATTCGTTATAACCAATTGCTTGAACTTTGTTCGTTGTTGGCCATTCTGATACTGGTTTCCATTCTTTAAGATTATCATCGAAGTTTGTAGATGTGTGATTATTAAGACATACATACGGAGCGTTATTCCATAATGTATATGAGTCCATTCTATAGTATTCACCAGATTGCCAAGGTGTTACTGTAAGTCTGTCGCCCTCAGTTGAGAATGCTTTTTCACCACTTGCTTTGTCCCATCCCATTGCATAAAATGTAGGATTAATTTCATCATAACCGTGAATTCTAAAACCAAACTTATCAACTTTTGGCTGAGATATAAGTGTCCAACTTGCATAATCAAAAGTAATTGCAGCCGCAGTTTCTTTTGCTGACACGCCATCTATTTTTCTTTTATAATATTTCCCATCACTAGTGTTTAGGACAACTAGTCCTTTGTAGTAAGTAGATGTATCAGCAAGAGCATAAACTGGATGGGCAGCCGCAGTTGACACCTTTTCAACAACAATCGCACTGAAGAATTCGCTTCTATTTGGTACTCCATCATGGACAAATAAGTCAAAATTATCTTCTGGTAATTCAGTAAATCTACTATTTGATAATGAGTTGTTTTCTGTTTGTAATTTAAAGTTGTTAACAAATCCGCCTAACTTTGAACCCAACTTAAATGAATAGTTTAGTTTATCTGCGATTACTACTGTATTATTAATTCCTTCATTCTTGTTAGAGTATGATATAATATCTGCTATCTGAGTTTTATATGTGTTCATAATCTCAAATGGATTCGACAATAACATTAGTAAGAATTCTGCGAAAGCAAATTCACTACTACGAGTCCACGCAAGTTCAACAGGAGAGTTATCTCCGAACTCCCATGCCTGGTCTGCCAATGCAATATCACTTGCAGTAAATACACCTCCAAAAAATAAGTTTGCTGGCGTTTTTAAGTTTCCTGAGGCATCGACTGGAACTGGACAAGTTAAAGAATTATTTGATATAAGATTATTCCAAAACGCTACAGTTGTGTATGTTGCACCCCAAACCGAATCGAAGTTTGCTGGCTTTTGTGACAATTTCATTGCTTTCCAGGGTTCTATTAAAGGTCTATCTGTTCCATAAGCATGTATTAATTGTCCTCTCCAATTGCCACTAAATGTTTCGTTTTTTACTCTATAGTTCCATGTTTTGTAATCAGTTACATCATATGATTCATTAGTCAAATTATCTATACTATTTCTCATCATCCACTTCTTAAAGAAAGGATACATGATATATTTCTTTTCGGCACTTGAGTAGTCGTTAGTTGCAGAACTATACATTGCATAGTTCATACTATCAATAGTGCTATTTGTGTTGTCTGTTAGATTATTAAATATCAGAGTTTCAAATGCGAGTAATATTGTATCTATTCTATTTGTTCCACCATCCACTAATGGATAAGCAGGAACTAATGAGCCATCATGACCTTTAATAAATTTAACTGGAGTGCTATATCCCGAGTCAGTAATAATCTCTGGAACATACGCTGGTCTTATGTTTAATGATGTTGCACTTGGCGGTATGTAAGTTTCTTTTATATTAGTATAATGTCTGACCGTTATTATATCACTAGATGACCTTGCGGTAGTAAAGTTTATTTCTGTAGCGCCAGAAGATAATGTATAATCTACGTTGAAACGCTGGATTACATTGTTTAATATCACAACTATATTCTTGTCATATAGAATTGCGTCTGTGAAACTAGGCATTACTTGTTCAGTTGCATTATCAATAACTGTTACGTCAAGTTGCTGATAGTGTGCGTGTTTTTCACCAAAGTTTAACATAGTACTATCTCTGAAAATACTCACACTTGTATGTTTTCCGAGAGATATAGCACTGATGGCTTCTTCTACGATTTGTAAGTCCGTTTTAGTTGTACTAGAACCGTCCGCTAGAGCCTCAATGACTGTAGTTAAAAATTTATTCTTGTAACTGTTGTATGAATTCGATAAAAACTCTGTTCCTTTAATAGGATTATAGTCTTCTCTTGTTAGTGCAAAATATGCCTCTTTAATATCTATCAAGTTAGTAACTAGAATACTACCTTTATCTGCGTGTCTTAACTTGTCTGTGTCATCGCCAATATTTCTATAATTGTTTATAGCATCAGCATCACCAGTTAATGTTGGCGTTGATTCTATTATACGAACAAAGTGTTCATAAACCAGAGAGAATGTCATATCTGAATTTACGTAAGACTTGTTGTCGACATTATACTCAAGTGCAGGATTAATCCTCTGAAATACTGTTTTGCCCTCGTAAATAACTGGCGTACTTGTGCAATAATCAACGTATATGTTTCCTGATACCGCTGTTTCTATAGTTATTTTCTTAGTAGCCTCAGAGTACGTATAGTTTCCTAATTGTTTCTGTCCATTTACATATAAGTCTATTGAATCATAATCTTTAGGAGATTGTAGTAGTTCTATTTCTGAAATTGTAAGATGGTCACCCACTTCTTGTCTTAAATTTCTATAATCAAACGTAGTAGACATTGTTAGCGACTTGTAACTATTAGTACTCGCATCTGCTTTCCAATTATATCGTAATGAATCTAGTAAATCTATATTGAATACGTATTCACTTTGAAAATCGCCGGCTTTTAACTTAGGTTTAAATCCCAACTCTGCGTCTGTTACATAACTTTCACCGATAACATAGTGAAATATTTTTATATCACGTTGATATGTACCAGTAGAATTGTAAGATTTAAATGTTGGCAGTTCCCAATTTGTGTCACTTAAAGATTTAGAAGTACTCTCTGCACTTAGTTCGATATGTTGGTCAAATTCTATGATTGGTCTTTTTGCCTGTGATATCTCATCAAAGTTCGCATCTTGTATCAAATCTTTGATATCATCATAGTGATACCAATAATTATTTGTTGACCACCAAGAGCCCGTTCCGTACGTCTTTGTTTTGTCTGTATTGATTGTGACGTAATGTTTATTCTCTGAACCAGTTATTGAGGCATGGAATGAAGTTGAAACCCAATAGTACATACTGTAGTTGATAAACTTATCTAAGTCTATAGGTAAAGCAACAGTGCGTAATGAACTTTTACTATTGAATAATCTTCTATGGTCATTTGTTAACGCACCTTTATTGTATAGTGCATTAAGTAAATCATCATAAAAAACATTATCACTTGCATCTGCATTTGTGAATACGGGTTCTAATCCATAATTATCTCTCGCATATGATTGTTCTGGAAATGAAAGATAGATGTCACTAGTCTTAAATATTCCCTTTTCTTTTCTACCGACAAATGCTTTTGTCTTCTCCATCTCACCGACTGAAAAGGCACGGTCAAGTGTCGTTTCAAATATTGATTCTAACTCGCGGTTTTTTAGATGTCCTGGTAAAAAGTCATAAATCTTCTTTGCCATGTTATTCGCCTACTAATTCAGATTGTGATAATTGTGTGATTATTTTTACATCACTCGAAGTGGTTACTGCCATAAATATTTCATTCAAAGCACAAGAGATACTAAGTAACTTAGTAAACTCATTTGTAGAATATTTAGGAGTAATTACTACACTCGAAATATAGTCTCCCAATTCTTTATGTAGGTACGCCGCTAGTTCTGAGAAGTAGAATGTCGCTCCGAAGTCCCAGTTATCAATCGCAAAATATTCATTTACTTTGGTAGACACTGCGGTTTTTATTTCACTATCGCTGTATCCAACTCCCAATTTCTTAATCACCTTGAACATTGCTTGGTTTTCATTTTTTGCATACGAACCAAACAAGTATTTAAATTCTACTGGTATATAAGCGATGTGGTCAGATATTGCTGCCTTTGGCTCAATAGTGTCCATTATTTTTGATAACTCGTAATTATTTGGAGCAATTGGAGTTGCTGTTGTGAATTTCTTTCCTACCCATTTTTCTACGTTTCTTACGTAATCTGAGCCCAACACATACATGTCTATGATATTACTTGTGCTTGGGTCTATTCTTTTATTTAAGTCTGCATAATGGTCCCATCTAAAACTTGTGAACTTGTCTTCGACAAAAGTTATTCCTTCTTTTGGCACGTACGCCACTGTTTGATATAATATCCCGTTGTCTCCTAATGCAGTAAATGTAAAACTTGTATTCCATGCACCTGCTATGCGTTTATACCACACACTAGTTGTTGTGTTAAACCACAATGTAGCAGTCGCTGGAACGCTTGAATCTGGCACTCCTGCACTTGCTTGTGCAGCCGCAACTGCAAACTTTGATGCTCTATCATATGTTATATTGTCTTTAGTATAACTTTCCATTATTATCTGGTTACCAGAAGTAACAGAAAGCATGGAGTATGGATGGTCGTCTGTATCGCCTGCGAATAGTTTTACTTTCGAATTATCTTTATATCCAGCACCAGTCAAGTAGTCGTCATATACATATGAAGATATTGACTTGTATGTTGTATTCGTTGAATTGGCAACTGTTGCTAACTCGAATGAGGCTTTAACTCTAACTGAGAAGTTGGCAATGTCAGACAGTGTTGTTGCTGTTCCGACAAACACGTCAATGAGGTCGTTTACAGAGATTGCGTATGTCCAGAAAACAATTTTATAAGTTGTACCCACTGTGTTTGTAACAGTTACGTGGGCGGCATCGATAAACGCTCCAGTGTCAGTTCTAAGAAGTATGTTACTTGTGGTAAGTGCAGTTGCACTTACTATTGAGAATTCTCCATAAGCATACTGCTTAAATTTAATATCGGTGTCTAGTATGTTAATATTTAACTGGTTCTGATTTCCAGGTGTACTTGCATCTGTATCTACATGTTGAAATGGCAATACAAATTTATATAATGATGTGCCAGTATCATATGTCGTTGTAATTTCATTTTGTTCTACAACATCACCCTCATCGATGAAAACAAATTTACTACCCGTTGCTGCCGCACTAAAATACGATGTCGATGGTTTTCCTTTAAAGCCAAACGTAGTCAAATCAGAAGTACTAATACTTGCAAAACTACTATCTGCGTTAGAAGAGTCTTCGGCACCATCATAATTTATAGTGATATTCACATTTGATAAATTTGTGGCAGCAGATGCTGTTACTGTACTATCTAGTCCTATCGTTGATGATAAAGATGTTATAGTACTTAAGTCATCAATTCTCAGAGTAAGAGTATCAATTCCGTCGCCATCGGCTAAGTCTGTTGCATTTCCAATAATCTTTCCAGCCGCAATGGTTGGCGAATGTATATGTGCTGGTAATAATGGATATTCTAATCCATCTGGTGATATAAGAGAGTGCGTATAAGTCGGTGTTGTTACCGCGGTATTTGTATCGATAAATGTGTACGTCTGTCTAGCACCAGTATATTGATATATTGCTTTAAACTCAGCGCCTGTTGAATTATATGTAACCGCACTTGTTACTGGAGCCTGTCCTATAGATACTGTTGGCGTGTTTGTAGTTGACGAGTAAGAACTATCTGTAGTTCCATCTTTATAGTTTAAGAATATAGCATCTCTCATTGATAAATTAGTTTCGTTATCAACCACATCAGTAGTGTTTCCATAGAAGAATTTAACTTGGTCTCGACTTTCAAATGCTATCTTTTTGCCAATAAGTTCAGCAATATATTCTGATTCATTGTCTCTAATTCCAGAACTATAGTTAAACACGACATGCACTTGTGACGGAGTGGAACCTGTATGTAGTTGCCATTCCCAGACATTTGCTTGTCCAGTTTTTAATGCATATTTTATAGTAAACGTTGTCTCTGTCACACTATCAATTTTAGTTTTAATTGAAGTTACTTCTGCTTCAGTGAACTTTGTTCTTAGTCCACGCACTACATTAGCGATAGTGCCATTATCTGGTATTACTTTATTCAGTGTATAATCTTTTGAACCATCTGCCTTGACTGCTCCTACTTTTTGAACTTTTGCCCAAGTTACTATATCATTCGCACTTAACTTAAATGTATCGCCTTCGAATATTGTGGTTACGTTTACATCTATGTTAGAATTAATAACCATCTTGTTAGTCGTAGTCACCGTGTACGGTCTAGCAACCGATACATTTACACTAACGTTACTACTATACTTGTAGAAAAAATTATTTAAAAGACTTGGATGTTTTATTGCTTTAGTAAGTTCATTTCTTATAAAGTTATCGCTCTTACCCTGTGCTTTGTTGTATCTTAGTGGAATTTTTACTGTCTCACTTTCAACAAATAGGCTCCCATCAGAACCTGTCACACTTAAATTAGAATGATGACCTAGTACATCGTCAGTTTCAAAGAAACGAGAGTTGCCTGCAAAAGAAGTGTTCACTGCTTTTACTTTTTTAACAATGTTACTGCCAAGAGTTAATGGATATACATTATAGTCCTGTGCATTGACCATTCTGTCCTGAGTATAGTAACTTCTTGGAGCAATTCTACGTACACTTGCGTATGTTTCGCCTGCATAGTTCTCAGTAAAATCTCTAGTACTTGATAATGTAAATGTTAGTTGATATACTCTATTATCATTGCCTACATATGGAATTGTGATTATTGCATTTGCAATATCATCTGCGTTTACAGAGAAGTTATCATTATCTACTCGTCTGTACCATGTTCTGTATCCACCACTTGCGGCATTGCCAAATATTCCATCTGGATAATTTAATTCAATTGCATTATTGTCTGCTGTAGAAATACTCACTATGTCACCATTACCAGTTCGTAGGGCGTTATAGATTGCAGTTTCACGTGTATTATTATCTACCTTACTAACACTTGATACATATCCTCTATTTGAATCTATTCTTTGTACCCAAACATCACTATTGGAGACGTTAACATCATTTATTTTTTCTCTTCTATTTGAAATAGTTGTGGTATAGTTTGCATCACTAAACTGTAATTCGCCCGAAACTGCATAGACAAAGAAACCAGTTCTGTCACTAGCAGAACCCAAGTTATCATTTCTGTTTATAAGTGTAAAGTTTTTAGATATATTTGGCTCATCTTCGTATACTTTTGTTGTTTTCTTATCCATTAATACACGAACTGCTTCGAAGTTTCTGTTTGCGCCTGCTATGGAAGTAGTGAATGTGTAGTTTACATTTTTAGAGGCAGTGTCTTCGTTTATTTCGTACAAAGAGTGTTCTACATCTGCAATTGTCAATTCAGAAGATGGATTTTGAATTTTAGTATTTCCAGCAAATGATGAATTTAAAACAGTGATAAAGTTTTCATACCAATCTGCATTATTGCTGTCGTTCCAGTTGATAGTTTTTCCTGCAAGAGATACGCCCTCATTATCTAGTACCGCTTCAGTAGTAGATAAACTTGAGATTTTCATAAATCCCTTTGCATTGACTGGTCTAGTCTTATTATATCCGAGTGATTTGGCCATCTGTAGAACACTAACTCTGCGTTCAGCAGTATCCATGAAATTCTCTCTAGTGTTCATGTCTAGTCTGAACGACAAACTGTGTCCTAAGTATGCAACTAAGTCTAAGATTGCAATGAATTCAGAACTTGCTACGAAATCATTAAATTTCTCAGGATACGTCTTTGCTGTATAATCTAAAAGTGCTGTTCTAATTGTGTCAAAATCATATGCTTTAAGGCTAATATTGGAAAATGCTGTATATACTGCTGTCCAACTTTCACTTGCGAATAGATTGTCTGTACGTTCTTGGCTCATAATGGTCTCTCTATTATTCTCTGTCTAAATCGATACTTAATTCTACTGGCTCATTTGTAGGCAGAATTGCAAGTCTCAACATAGCGTTTATTGTATGGTCCGAGTCTGTAACTTCTACACTAACAAAGGTACATCTTGGGTCATCGTTTATAATATTCGTTAAATCTTCTTTAATTAACTCAGTAGTTTCAGCAGTTAGTGGCTCAAACATCATTTCGTGTATAATTGACCCATAAGTAGGCAACATCACACGTTCACCCCTACGAGTCATGATATGATTCATAAGGTCTTCAATCACCAAGTCTTTATCATGTAACTCGTGATTTATTGCTTTTAAATTTTTGGTACTGAACCCTGCGAATGTTGGCATATCTATTATTTTCTCTGTAGTTTATGTTACATGTATTTATCTCTACATAAACTTCGCAGTTTTTGATTGACAAATGGATGCAATTCTGTTATTATAGTACTAAATAATAGTAATAATCACAACAAGGATAACAAATTATGCCAAATTTAGTACCAATGGTCGTTGACCAGTCAGCAAATGGAGAACGCAGTTACGATATTTTCTCTCGTTTATTAAAAGAAAGAGTTATATTTCTGACTAGTGAAGTGAATGATTACCAAGCAGATTTGATTTGTGCCCAGTTATTGTTCTTAGAAGCAGAGAATTCAGACAAAGATATACATTTTTATATCAATTCTCCTGGTGGTGCTGTTACATCTGGAATGGCAATATATGATACCATGCAGTTTATAAGTTCGCCTGTTGCTACTACAGTAATGGGACAAGCATGTAGCATGGGTTCATTACTTGCACAAGCGGGCGCTGAAGGTAAGAGGCATGTACTACCAAATGCTCGTACAATGATACATCAACCTAGTGGTGGTGCTGGCGGACAGGCTACTGATATGAAGATTCAAGTTGATGAAATAATGAAACTGAAAGAAAGATTGACTCAAATCTATGTGAATCATAATTCTGCTGGAAAAACATTTGATGAATTAACTGAAGCAATGGAGCGAGATAACTTCATGTCAGCAGAAGAAACTGTTGCGTATGGGTTAGCAGATAAAGTTATAGATAAGCGTTAGAATCCAGGTACATAACTGAACATCTTGGCAGTTTTGATTTTTTGTTGGGCCAACATAGAATCAACTTTGCCATTTTTCTTTATATTACTTTGAATTTCGTCTGTTACTGAGTACCAGTCTTTTGCATTTATAAGTTTTGTGATTGGACTCTTTTCTATAGTACTAACACCTTCGGCAAAAAAGTGGTACAATAACGCATCATAATGTGGTTGTGAAATCTTCACTGTGATAAACTTCTCTAGTACGTTTCCAATGTTTCTTAATTGCTTCTCTAAGATAAATACTGCCGCACCTTTTGTTATTTTTTTCGATGATATATCTATTCGGGTAGATGCAACAGTAATATATCCATAGTCTATCTCAGTGTCTGAAATTTTATAGTTATAACCAACGACATTATCAACAATCGTAAGCATCGGCTTATTATCCAATATGATGGCGTCTTTGCTCACTGACGAAAATGTTAAATTTTTCACATCATTCAGGTCAACTCTCGTGTGACAAAGAAGATAATTTGGATTACCATTTTCATGGTATCCTGTTCCTAAAAACGTGCCATGGTCTGTTATAACATTTAATGGCATTTGAATATAATTTAGTAATGAGCCTGGTCGTTTATCATATATCATAATTATGTACCCTTTGCTTTTGACTGAGCAAAAACACTCGTTGTTAGTTTTGTAGAATGTGGTCTAATGAATGGCTCATGTGTTGGTAGTTCAG